ACTCAGCAAACTTTAACAGATGACACTCCGGTATTTGATAAAACACCGACAGGTCAAAGATTTAAGGATTTTAAACTATGATAAAAAAACTTACCTATGTATTCTTTATATTTTGGATTCTTATGGCCGCCTTTATGTTCTGGCCTCATGATTCATCAGCAGGAGAGTGGAATGAAAAACCAGTCATGTGTGAACAAAAAGATGTAGCACTTAAAGCGATAAAAGATAAAGGTGAGATTCCATTGATTACCGCTATACAGAGCACTAAAGTTCGTGATACAGATGGGTTAAGCGATGTACCAGCACACGTACCATTACAAATATTTGTTAATATAAAAACAAAAACATTCAGCATATTGGAATTTCATCCATCGTACAACAGCATATGCATCATTGGATACGGCGATGACTGGACAATGTTAGGAGAAAAAAGTTAATGGAAATGAAAGCAAAGTTAATTTCATACAGTAAACCATCTGAATTTAAAACTTATGATGAGTATATTGATCCTCCAAGAGGGTGTGAAGATCTTATAGCATACTGTGCAAGAGTTTCTAATCCATCAGGACAATCCAGTAATGCTACTAATGCTAAGTTATTAAACTATTTAATTAAGCATCAGCACTGGTCACCATTCGAGATGGCAAGTGCTTGTATTGAGATTAATACTACAAGAGATATTGCAAGACAGATACTAAGACATCGAAGTTTTAGCTTTCAAGAATTTAGTCAAAGATACGCTGATCCGCTTAAAGAATTAGATATTAGAGTAACTACCGAGTGCAGATTACAAGATGATAAGAACAGACAAAATAGCATTGAAATTATCGACAGTGACGAGAGAGCTGCATTATCATTAGAGTGGATGAAGGCACAGAGTGAAGTGGTAATTGCTGCAAAGAGAGCTTATCAGTTTGCAATTGATAACGGTATCGCTAAAGAACTTGCACGTAAAGTATTACCTGAAGGTTTAACATCATCAAGGCTATATATGAATGGAACAATAAGAAGTTGGATTCACTTTATAGAACTACGCTCAAGTAATGGCACACAAAAAGAATGCATGGAAGTTGCTAAGGCATGCGCTGAGGCGATATCAAAAATATTCCCAATGATAGGAGACATATGTGAATAAGTATACTCAAGATATGACAGGAACTGGCGATTATATAACCTTACCAACTGAGCCTGAACAGCTTGAATTATTTCCTGAACTAGATGATGATCCTGAACCAGAAAGATATTATGACTGGATATTATGGAAACTTCGTTCGTCTAATTAACATGTTAACAACAAAAATACAAATAAGTGAAAATAACTGTTTACATTCATTAAAAACTGTAGTATAATAGATCTATAAAATGAAAAAAGCGGAGTATACTAAATGTCAAAACCAATCAGTACTAAAAACTTAAAAGAATTAATCCTTAGGTCAGAAAAACCTTCGATTAAAATTAAACTTCTACTAAGAACTCTTCCGGAACATATAAGAAGAGAAACCTTAAGAGAAGATTACAGTATGAAGGTTTTAAAAAATCTTACTAATAAGTACACAATGGTTCTAAAACTATCTGAGGAGATTATATAATGGGAATACATATTGGAAATCACACAAGGTCATCATCATGGATTGGTAGGTTTGATCCTAAAGATCCAAGAGATATGGCTGAATTCGCAATGGTAAAACAAATTGTCAAAGCCTGTAACTCATCTAAAACTAAATTTAGAGTAGAGAAAAAAGGTAGAAAGCCAACTAATGGCTTTACGTATTTTGGTGATTGTGTAGGTGGAATTAAAAATGCTACACTATGGGACATATATGTTTATAAAAGAACATACGATTATTATAACCAAAGGAGCATTGGATAATGATTATTGTTGATTACAGCGGTATTGCGCTGGCTAGTATTATTATTAATAAAACAAATGACGAGGACATGATTCGTCATATGATTCTTAATTCTTTACGTATGTATCGTACAAGGTACAAAGAAAAATATGGTGACATGGTTCTTGCTGTGGACGCTGCCAACAACTGGCGTAGGAAAGCGTTTCCTCAGTACAAGGCTAATCGTAAAAAACATAGAGAAGAATCATCCTTTGATTGGAATGAAGCCTTTAGGATCTTAAACCTAGTAAGGGAAGAAATACTTGAAAACATGCCATATAAGGTTATTAAGATCGATGGTTGTGAGGCTGATGATGTTATTGGCACATTGGTAAGAATGAAATCTAAAGTCGAGTTTAATCCTGAAAAAATCATGATAGTATCTTCTGACCGTGATTTCTTACAGTTACAAAAGTACTCTAACGTAAAACAATTCTCGCCTTTAAAGAAAGAAGAAATGATCGAGCCTAACGCAAGATTATTCTTAGCAACTCATATCATACGCGGTGATAAAGGTGATGGTGTACCTAACATATTATCTGATGACAATGTCTTTGTTGAAGGTTTTAGGCAAACACCAATGACAAAGAAGAAAGTCGATACAATAATTGAAGATGTCAATGAAGGTGAGCTACTATATGCAGCATCTTGGTACAGAAATTATTGCAGGAATAAAACTTTAATCGACTTAAGTGAAACACCAGTTTCGCTAAAGAATCAAATTATAAATAGTTATAATGAACAAGACCATTGGTCAAAGAAAGGTAAAGTATTTCCCTATCTAGTCGCCAAGCGTTGTAATAATCTAATTGAAAGTGTACAGGAGTTTATTTAATGAAACAATATGTTTTTGAGGTCCTTGAAGAAATGGCAAAGCAAAGAAACCGTGCTGATAAAGTTCGTGTCTTAAAAGAGAATGAGACGTGGGCTTTAAAAGATATTATAAGAGGATCGATGGATTCCACTATTAAGTGGAACTTACCTGAAGGTGATCCTCCATATACTGCAGCAGCAGCACATAGTCACCCCACTAATCTAACAAAACAAAATAAGCAATTTAAGTATTTTTTAGAAGGTGGACAAGGCGATACTTTACCAAAGTATAAAAGAGAACAAATATTCATAGGCATACTTGAAGGTGTGCATCCTGAAGATGCTAAGCTTGTCGTTAATATGATCAATAAGAAGAAAATCCCCGGAATTTCCAAACCAGTTGTAGAGGAGGCCTTTCCTAAACTACTACAGGACTAACTCTGCAACCTAACGAAAGGTAAAGAGATGGTACTACAACAACTTGAAAAAGATTTAGAACTTCACGCATCAAAGCTTAAAAAAAGAGGAAGAGTTAATCGAATGGAAAAGATCGTTAAAAAACGTAATTTTGTAAGAAAGAAAATCAAGTTATTAAGAGTACAAGAAGGTAAGTTTCAAATCAATTAATAAAAAAACTGTTTACAAACTGTGAAAACCATGATACAATTATATTATTTAAAAGGTGATTATTATGAATATTTTTATTCTGGACAAAAGTCCAACTAAAGCAGCACAAATGTTATGTGACAGGCATGTCCCCAAGATGATTGTCGAGTCTGCACAAATGCTTAGTACTATACATAGGATGCTTGACGGCACACCAGAAAGACGTAGGTCAAAGTCTGGTAAAACTATGCAGCAGTACTACTCGTTTGGTGATGAACGTGATGACATGTATTATCTTGCAGTTCACAAATATCATCCATGTACTACGTGGACAGGTAGAACTGACTCTAACTATAAGTGGCACTATGAACACTTTGTAGCCATGGCTGATGAATTCGAATATAGGCGTGGTAAAAAACATGCCACCTACACTAAACTTGGTAAGTTTCTAGAAAAAACTCCTATAAATATTCCTGTAGGCGGTCTTACAGAGTTTGCTCAAGCAATGTCACACTATCCAGATTGTATGGTTACTGGTGATGCAGTTCAAGCATACCGAAATTATTATCACACAGCAAAAGGTTTTGCTAAGTGGGATTGGGGTCGACCTGCACCTGATTGGTGGAAAGGATTTCAAGGTGCCTAGTTATACAGTAAAACCTCTTGGCGAGGGTGATGAATACGATATTCAATGCAAATCTGACGAGCTACAAGAATATCTTAAAGAACATAATTGCATTAAAGTACTTAAGTTTCCAGGAGTCATTTCTGGCCATGGAAGTCTCCTATCAAAAACTGATCAGGGTTGGAAAGATAATCTACACAGAATTAAAGAAGCTTCTGGTAGAGGCAACACAATCAAAACTTAGGAGAATAAAATGAAATTTTTTATTATAGTTTCTTTTATTATGGCTAACACTGCAGCTCTCGACAGGCCTCTTTACGTGTTTCAAAACCCAAACTTTGAAACAGTAAGAGAATGTAGAGAATACGTGTCAGTTATGCATCAGCGAATATATTCCACCGCGAGTGCTTCATATAACTATAAGCATAAACCTGAATCCATATACTGTTTACCTTATGATGAGGTAAGAGATATATTTCAATATAATTATGATAAAAAGGAAAAGAAAAATATTTAGTCATGACAAAATTAATATCGGCTATGAAGACTTGGATGCTACAACTACTGACACAGGGAGAACTTATAATACTCCTAATGGTAAGTCTTATCCTAGTATCACAACAGTTCTAAGCATACTCAGTGAGGAAGCAATACGTGCTTGGCGAGCTCGAGTTGGTGAAGAACAAGCAGAAATAGTTGGTGGCAAAGCATCGAGGCGTGGAACTAAGGTGCATAGCATAGTAGAAAAGTATTTAAACAATGAAGACACAACGGACTTCTTACCGCACATCAGACAGAGCTTACAAAATCTCAAACCTGTCCTTGATGATAATATTGGAACGATATTCGGCCTCGAGGTTCCTCTATTTAGTGATCACTTAGGTGTAGCTGGTAGATGCGATTGTGTCGCTCAATTTAATGGTGTACCATCAATAATTGACTTTAAGACATCACGATATATTAAAAAGAAAGAAAACATTAGCAACTACTTCGCACAAGGTGCAGCATACGCGATCATGTGGGAAGAGCGAACAGGAATGATAGTACCTAATGTCGTAATCATTATGGATGTCGATCATGAAAAGCCTGTGGTCTTCGTAGAACACAGGGACAATTATACTAAACTACTAAAGGATACGATTGATGAATACAGAACAAGAAAAATGTTTGGACACTAGCATGCCACTAGGATTAACGAGAGTAGTACAACTCAGATTTGAGTTTGAAGAACTTACAAGAGGTTTTAGTATGCCTGAAGGTTCTGATATAAATAACATAGATTGGTTTTTACAGAATGGACATAGGTCTAATTCTCTTCGTGATGGATTTCAAGAAGCAATAGAGATTGCGAAGATAATTAAGGAGTACTCAAATGGCTGCACAAAAACAGTTAGAACCAGGGAGCAAATACGCTAAATACGATGCTGACGGAGACGGCATCGTTACAGATGAAGAGTTTGAGATGGAACAAAAATTAGTGATGTTAGAGAACGAAGATAAGAAGCAAGATGCGCAGCGAAACATGGCGTGGTTTGCATTAGGTGGAATGCTTCTCTATCCGGCATTTGTTATAATTGCTACTATAATAGGTTTAGATCAAGCTGCCAAAATATTAGGTGACATGGCAAGCGTATATTTCGTATCAGTTGCCGCTATCGTTGCTGCATTCTATGGATCACAGGCACTTACTAAAAAATAATATAAAAGGATTTTGTCATGAAAAGATTGATATACCAAGTTTATACCGGAAATAGATCGAAGTTGTACGATCATTGCACAGCTTCTGTTAAAGCATATGCCGATAGAATTAATAAAGAAGAAGATCCTAAGAACTCTGTTTCTTACATAATACAGACACAACCTATAATGAAGATAAAACCAGATGTCTTTGCTACAAATCGCAGTAAAGAGTCATACGAAAAATATGGTGGATTTCTTCCCATATATGAAAAAGAAAACGCACTGGATTTCTTTAGTAACTATGACCAAATTTGTGTTATTGATGCTGATATATGGGTGAGACCTAACTCTCCAAACATCTTTCATGAACTGGATGCTTTCGATGGAACCACTGAATTTGCTGGAGTCATAGAAAGACTGGCACCAATTCTTCCATGGTACAAGGAAAAATTAAGAGGTTATACACGCATGCAGTATTCTAATCTCAATAATGTTGACTGGGAGTGGAATGAAGATGGCGCATTATTTTACAATATGGGTCTAATGCTTATGGATAGAAATATATTAAAATATTTAAATGGACAAACTGGTAAAGAGTTTATACAGCGCGCTGAGTTTAAAGATTTCATTGATGGCCAAGGCGCATGGAAGTGGAGTACTGACCAGACACTATTAAACTACTGGGTTAAGAAAGAAAAAATGATACAGACATATCTTAGTTGGAAGTGGAATGCTTTATTTACTGCAATACCAGATGACAAAATTAAAGAGGCGCATTTTGTACACTTCTTTCTTAAAGATAAGTTACCAAACGGTGGTGAGAATGTAGAGCAATTGATGGAGATCGTGCAGTGAAAGTTGAAGTGAAAATAAGTGTTGGTGATTACTTAGATAGATTATCCATATTAGAGATTAAAAAGTATAAGGGACTAGACGTATCAAAAGAGATAGCAAACTATCATCATAGGTTAATAAACTTAGATGTAGGATATGAGTTCTACTTAAATATTATAAAGACGATAAATTTGCAGCTATGGGATCTTGAAGATATTAAGAGAAAAAAATTAGATAGATACTCTAAGAAAGAAAGCGATATAGCAATGCTTATTACACAGTTAAATGACTTACGTCATGAGACAAAGAAGCGTATTGATATATACTTTGGTAGCGATTTTACAGAGATGAAGAGTCATTGAAACACATAGCACTAAGATCTAAGAGCGTACGAAGTGGTGACAGACCATATACCACACCAGGTTTAGGTGACAGAGTTCACAGTGCAATGATAGCATACCAATATGGTAAAGCTCATAGAACTCCAGTTACGATACACATTACTGATGATAAATGGAGTATTGCTGGTGGTAAGCCATCTGATAAAAAGAAAAAATCTTGGATAGAAATACTATCTTTGTTTCCTTCTGGTGCTCTATACTTAGAGCCGCATCCTGTTGAAAACCTAAGTGAAGTTGAGTGGATTAAGTATTTAAAGTCTAAAGGATATGACGCATACATTTATCACTATGCAGATACAATTCATATGCATCCAAATGAGACAAGAGTTGGAATTGAAATGTCTCAGTATATAAAAGAACTACCAACATTGGAGCCTATTGTTGACAATGGTTGGCTACCAGATGAATTTATTACTGTACAGTGGGATTCCACAGATGAAAGAAGAACTTTAGCTCACAATACTAGAAATGAAATACACAGTAAGTATGGATTACCTGCATTGTATGTTGGAGGTGAGGGTAAAGGATTATTAAAAACCTCAATACCACATATTGGACTAGCGATGGCTAATGCAAAGTTTCATGTAGGTAGTGATTCTGGAATGATGCATCTTGCTCAGTTATATATGAACTATGAAGACATTCACATATATGATACTGATGGCTCTTATAAGTCACATCACTTAGTAAGAGCAATTAATAATGGTACTAAATATTTTAAGGTATAACTATCATGATGGCTACACACACAAATAAAGACTCTCACAATTTAATGCATATAATAAAACCTAACACGGTTGGTGCAGAAATTGGTGTTTGGTTTGGTAATACGTCAACTCAATTCTTAAAAAGACGTTTAAAAAAACTATACATGATTGATTCATATTCAGTAGAGCCATATAAAGAAAACTCAGAAAGAACATATCAAGAATATCTTGCAAAATATCAACCGACAACTGGAGAGTTTGCAGAAGCAGGATTTCAAAAGTTTTATGATAGAGTTTATACAGAAATTAATTCAAGATTTAGAACATTTAAAGAAGTTGAAATCTGCCGTATGTTATCTGACGAATGGTTTAAAAAATACAATGACGTTGAGTTAGATTGGATCTATATTGATGGTGATCATTCATATGAAGGATGCTTGCGTGATTTAGAAAATGCGTTAAAAATAGTAAAACCAGGTGGACTTATATTAGGTGATGATTACGGCTGGCCGCCTTTAAAACCAGGTGTTGACAACTGGTCTAAAGCAGGTGTGACAAAAGCAGTCAACGAATTTATAAATAATAATAACTTAACTAAGCACATGTTTAGACATGGTGTAACACAATTTGAGATAAGAGTATGAAAAAATACGTAGTAACTTATGAAGTAGACGGTCCAGATATTCCTAAAATAGCACATGAAATTGCTATTGGACAAAGCATCGGAAACCCAAATATACGCTCTGAGATCGAAAATGCGGCAAATGTTAAGGAATATATTGCCGAAGTTAGGGATATTCAAGGTAAAATAGTTAAAATTGCTTTTCCAATAAGGTCATTTGACTGGCCAAACATCAATCAACTCATGTGTATCATCATGGGTGGTCATACGGACATTCTGGGTGTCGATAGGTGTAGGGTTATAGACATAGACCTGCCCACCAAGCCCACAGGCCCCGTTTTAGGTATGTCTGGATGGAAAAAAAGACTAGACGCTGAACACAGGCCATTATTTGGTGCAATCATAAAGCCAAAGTCTGGATTAAATAAAGAGCAGCTATTATCTTTAGTGAAAGATATGATTTACGGTGGAGCTGATTTTATTAAAGAAGATGAGATCATGGCAGATAACTCATACTTACCTCTTAAAGAAAGAGTTGATATGATAGAGCACCTTAAAAGTGTATCTGGCTGGAAAGGATTTTATGCTTACTGCATAAATGCAGATCCTATTGAGTTAGTTGATAACTTAAAGAAGGTTGCGGACACCGCAGTAGTCGGTGGTGTACACATTAACTTTTGGTCAGGACTTGGTGCTTATACATCTGCAAGAAAATATAATCTCGCTACTCACTATCAGCGATCAGGTATAAGAATATTAACAGATCCGAGTAATAAGTACTCGCTGTCGTGGCCAGTACTCGTAAAACTAGGATGCATGGCGGGTATTGACAGCATGCATGTTGGAATGCTAGGTGGTTATTATCCTGAAGGTGAGAGTGAAGAAGAGACACTCGAGGCTATACAGATATGTAAAAAATATAATGTGATACCGTCATTAAGTTGCGGCATGAATCCAGTTCTTGCAAGAGAGATCAAAGAGAGAATTGGTACAAAATGGATGGCGTCTGTTGGAGGATGGCTACACACCGGAGATGGAACAACTAATAATACTTTATTTCATAAAGTAAGAGAAATGAGTGAGGCTGTTAAGTAATGAAAGTGATATTGCCGATGGCCGGAAATGGCCAACGCTTTTTTGATGATGGATATTTCTTGCCTAAACCTTTGATTGATATCAATGGTAAACCAATGTTTAAGAGAGTACTTGATAATCTACACTTAGATAATATAAAACCGTGGTGTATCGTTAAACAGGATCATGTTGATCTATATGAAATTGATAAGAGAATACGAGAGTACTATCCTGACGCACACATTATAATAACACCTGGGCTTACGGATGGAGCAGCTTGTACAGTAAGACTGGCTGCAAATATATTTGGTGGTGAGCCAATGATAGTTGCAAACTGTGATCAGCTTATGGTGTGGAATCATAAACACTTTTATGAAAAAATACAATCAACATCATTTCCCGGTGGATTGATACCGGTATTCTTACCAAATCATGATAAGCCAATACACAGCTATGTTAATGTTGATGCTTATGACAACCTTTTACAACTTAAAGAAAAAGAAATAATTGGACCTCTTGCGACGGTAGGTGTCTATTACTTTGGAGATGAGACTAAGTTTATTAAGGCGCATAATGAGCAGATAGATGCAAATGATAAAGTAAATGATGAATTTTATCTGGCACCTGTGTATAACTACATTGAAGAAAATGTAGGAGTTTTTAGAATAGAAGAGATGATTGGAATGGGCACACCTGAAGAGCTTAACTTGCTTAAGAATAGCGAGTGGTGGGATAAACTGGATACGTTATAATGAAACCTGCAATTTGTATATCTGGCATAGCCAGAGGAAATATTAAAAGAAATATAAGTCACTTAAAGTCAGCATTTCCTGACATACCAATGTTCTTTTCTACATGGGAAGAGACAAAAAATGACATATCTGAAGAGTATAATTCATCGTACTATCCTGAGCCAACTATGCACTATAACCCTTGGCACGAGTGTGTTACTGATAATCCACATCCAAAATATCATGTATACAAGAAGCAGTTTATAGAGAAAACTGGTATAGCACATCATAAGAAATTACTGAATGCTACTAAGCAGCTTATAGCACATGCTCACCAGCTGGATGAAATACCTAAAGAATATGACATGATTATACGAACAAGGTGGGATACTATAGTGTCAAAAAAAGCTGACTTTACAAAATATTTAAATGAGTCATATAATAACAACTATGCAATTGGATTTGCCATACGTGGAGACCGATGGGTCTACCTAGATAAATTTAAGGATATAGATCATGTTTATATAACTGATACCACAGATGCATCATGGAGTCGTGACTGGAGTTACTGGCTAAATGACAACTTGATATTTCACAGACGTGATGCTTATGACACGGCACTAGTTCATAAATTACATGAAGAAAAAAGATTGTGGCCTGCTGAGTACGGATGGTATCAACTATTAAGTGTGATGGATAATCACCATTGCGTTTATGGCGGTGCTGCTTTGGAAAAGTTTTCTTATGCTTGATATTTTATTTCAGAGATATAAGTCAGATAGGCGAAAGTATGCATCATTTTATCAAAATGAGTTCTCACATCTGAGAATAAAGCCATTAAATTTACTTCAAGTAGGAGTGGACGGCAGTATAGCTGTCTGGCGTAAGTTCTTACAAAATTCAAACATCTATTGCATAGATGAATTTAAAATAAAAGAACCTAAGATATATAATTATCTTGATGAGAAACGTGTCTTCTGGTCAAGATGCGATACGTGTGAAGAGAAAGCTGTAAATGAAGTTATGAAAAATGTATGGAATAATCCACGCTTTGACATAATAATAGATAGTACTAATAACTTTGCATACACCAGACAACCTTTTTTAAAGAGGTTTAGTGCTGGAAAATATTATATAGAAGACGGTGATGACGTGATGATTATTAAATGAAAGCTTTTGTAATAGTTGTACCAAATAATGATCTTTCAATAGAAGGTTTTGATAATCTTAAAGAGAGCTATGACAGATATGGTCATGAAGACGGTATTGAACAACACCATGCTATTGAAGTGGAAAGAGTAGAGGGAATTGCAAGTGGCAATGGCCTTAACTGGAATTACCCATGGGAAGGAAAACAGACTGACTTAAAGACAGGTCTTATTAAGTCTGCGTATCCTACTGCCGATAAGAGAAAGAGAATATCATGCTTTATGAGCCACTGGTATCTTTGGCATAAGTGTATCAATGAAGATAATATGATTTGTATACTCGAACATGACGCAAGATTTATTCGAAAGCTCCCAAGTGACAGGACATTTGATGAGACTAACTATGAGATCATAGGAATTAATGATCCGTCGATGGCAACTAGAAAATCTAAAATGTATCATGATAAAATATTGGAAGGAACACAGTTCTTTCAACCTGTTCCAACTATTGATGAGTTTAACGTACCTCAAGGACTGGCAGGTAATTCTGCCTATGTCATTAAGCCAACAGGTGCAAAGAAGTTATTGGATGCTGTAAAAGAACATGGAATGTGGCCTAATGACGCGCTCATGTGCAAGCAACTTATCCCAACATTAGGTGTAACACGTAACTTTTATACAAGAGTTCAAGGATTGAGGTCAACAACAACATTATGAAGATGTATGTAATAACAATAATGGATAATGAAAGATCAGTGCAAGTTGCTGATAGGTGTGTAAAGAGTGGAAAAGTATTTGGATATGCGATTAAAAAACATAAGGCATACACTCCACAAAACTGTGACGTATATGATGAGTTAAAGAAGTTAAAGTATCCGCAAGGTTTATTTCATGAAAAATATAGTAGGCCAGAGAACTGCATTGCAGGATTCTTAAGTCACCACAGCTTATGGAAGAAATGTGTCAAGTCAAAAGAACCTATAGTAATATTTGAACACGATGCAGTATTAGTTGGTGACATACCACAAATGATGATGTTTGATATACTAAGTTTAGGTAAGCCATCATATGGAAAATTTAACACTCCATCTTTTATAGGATATGGTTCACTCGTTTCGAAACCATACTTCCCTGGAGCACATGCATACAGGTTGACTCCTAAGGGCGCGCAACAACTGATAGATGAGTGCGTATTTAGTGCAGGTCCAACTGATATATACATACATTCTAGCAAGTTCACTTTAGGCGAATATTACCCTTGGCCTGCAGAAGCAAGAGACTCATTTACTACAATACAACAAAAAGCAGGTTGCTACGCAAAGCATAATTATGGCGAATCCTATGAAATTATATGATGAAGCTTTCTTAACTGGCTGTGATAAAAACCATGAGTGGTTTCTTGAATGGTTTATAGTTAATTATAAGAAACATGTTAAAACTCCACTCATATTTGCTGACTTTGGACTCACTGAGACAGCACTGCAATACTTAAGAAAAAATGTACACGCTGTGATGGATATGACTAAGTCATCTGAAAAAGGATGGTTTAAGAAACCATTATCAATGCTGTCATGTCCTGCAAAGAAAACTGTGTGGATAGATTTAGATTGTCAAGTAATAGACAATATAGATAGAATATTTACGTTATTGGAACCAAATAAGCTGAACATGGTTGAAGATAAGCCCTGGACAATGAGGCGTAAAGAGCTTTGGCATAATTCAGGTGTCGTAGGATTTATAGATAAACCTGTAATACTAACGCAATGGGCACAACAAGTAAAAGCTAATCCTAAAGTTGGTGATCAAGAAGTATTACACTCAATGTTAAATCCTATAACAAAGATAGGTGCAATTAATGACTTACCTAATGAGTATAATGTCATGAGAATACAAACTGAAGCTGATAACTATCAAGGGAAAATAAAAGTTATGCACTGGACCGGACCTAAGGGTAAAGATAAGATTAGGAGTATGTTATGAAAGTAGTTCATATTATAGGAAATGGTGATCAATCAAGCCTATTTCATAAAGAGCAGCGTAATGGAATGAAGTTAACGTGCAATATTCCACCATGGCCAGTTGCAGGTGCATACGGAACTATCATGGTAGATTTTAAGATGATGCGTGCATTGCATGAAGGCTCACTTACAATCCCAGGTGATTGGATATTAGGAATGAGACCAAAGATATGGATGGATCAACAACCAACATTTTATGTAAAACACTCGTACCAAGTTAAAGAATTTTATACTACTCTTCCAAAGTATGTAGCAAACTACACTGATTTCAACTGCGGTCACATGGCAGTACATTATGCAGCAAATAAAGTTAAGGCCGATGAGGTACACTTATATGGATTTGACTCAATATTTGACTTCAACCTAAGAAGTTGTTCTGACTTCTACCTCAATTCTGACAGAGGTAACATGAATACCAATAGGTTAGCCAGTAACTGGCGACCTGTATGGGAAAACATGTTTAAAGAATTCCCCAATACTAAATTTATTTTACATCACACTCATGACGCAATTAAAGTGAATATTACAAAGAACGTACACATTGTAACCTATGATAGTAAAGCTCAAATGAGTTAAAAAAAAGTGAAAAAAACTGTTTACAAAGCTTAAAAACTGTAGTATAATAGATCTATAAAATGAAAAAAGATGGAGTTATATTATGTCAAAAGTTAAAAGTTTAATAATGGATTCAATGGATGAGTTTTACAGTAATGCTGAGCATATCGTTAAGAATGCTGATACACTAACAGTTGCTAAGCAACATGTTGAAATCATGAGAGACAGAGAGTTCAACTGGTTAGATAAGAACCAAATTGCTGATGAAGTTGAGATGTTTTGGTATGCTTAACAATACAGATTACCTAAAAGGATTGCTATTTGGTGTTTTTGGTATGCTTATACTGACATACTGCACACCAGTGAAAGCAAAAGCATCAATCAAAGGTACAGCATTTGAACAAATTACGTGCCTAGCCGATAACATATACTGGGAAGCACGTAATCAGCCAGTGAGAGGTATGTTTGCAGTAGCATTTGTAGTTGACAATCGTGTTAGTGATAAACGTTATCCTGATACGTATTGTGAGGTAATACAACAAGGTCCGACAAGGCCATCTTGGAAAGATAAGACATTATTATTTCCAGTTAAAAACCGATGTCAGTTCAGTTGGTACTGTGATGGTAAAGGTGATGACATACCTTTATATGACAAACAAGTATATAAAATTGCGGTTGAAATAGCTAGGATAATATTCTTTGGTCAGTATAAAGATGACATAACATATGGTGCAACACACTATCATGCAAACTATGTCTTTCCAGCATGGAGAAAAACTAAGACAAAAACTCTTATTGTAGGTGATCACATATTTTATAGATGGGAGGGAGGTAAAGCAAAATGAAAAGATTATTAAATATTGACTGGTTACTAAGAGTTCCACTTGCAATTGTGTTTCTACAACAAGGGATAAGTAAACTTCCTATTAGTATAGAAGAAGCACAAGGATATGAACTACCCATGTTGGTGTGGACATTTGTTGTTCTTGGTGAGATTGGAGCAGGTATTGGCTTAATCGCAGGTGGTATTGTACAAAAGCTGTGGACTTCGCTAGCAGATATGATAACACGCTTTAGTGGATTTGTTATAGGTTGTATAATGACTGGTGTAATATGGATAGGACAACCTGAAAGCTTAATCGATGTATTACTATATGATAATCTTCATGTGTTTTTATGGGTTGGTGGATTATATTTTGCAATGAAAGGTAATGATAAGTGATGGCAGAAGAAAAATTTACTCATAAAGTTGATCCAAGAATAATTCATGCTGATCAACGTAAACAAGATACAAGAAGAGATGCTTGGGATAGAGATTATATGGGTTCACACTATGTAAAGTCAGAGCCAGAAACTACAAAAAAGATATCAAATGCAGCTCCTGTTTTTGCATTTGCATTCTTTTATGTCTGTATATTAGTAATGATAGGTAGTATTAAATGAAAAATGAATTTAAAATAGTTGTAAAGGCACCTAATAAAAAAACATGGATAGCAGAATACAGTGCAAATAAAGAAGAACTAGAAAAGAAGGCGGCAGTTATGATAAAAGAAAATCCAAATTGGAGTGTATCAGTAGTTAAACAGCAATACAATGTGTCCTAAATGATTGCAAAAAACGTATATGATGGTTGGAATGCAGTCATGAATCATGACATTAATCCACTAAAAAACATACCGCACTTAAATACAAGACATATGATTATGCAAATTCTCGCATGGATGTGGTGTATTACGTTCTCAATGTACTTTAGCAGTATGTGGATATTTGGTATTACTGCAATAGGACATGTGCTTCTTATATCTGCTATAGTTCTTACGGTATCAGTATTTGAAGCTGCAAAGAATAAACCATCTTTTTTCTTAAGGAAAGATGGTTACCATAGTACAAGTAGATCTAGACAGTACATGTGGATAAATGGTAAAAAAATTAAGCTAGATGATAATGACCCTGGAGGTGAACATGAGTAAAGAAAAACTAGATATTGGTCCTGGTGGACTAGTAACAGCAATACATAGAAATGAACAAAGTCCTTTTAAACCAATGAAAGATGCTATAATGAAAAAAGAACCTAAAGGCGAATATAAATTTAATGAAAAAAATTATGTTGAAGAGTTGCTGAGAGTAATTGACTCAACGTATACTGGTCATTATTCAAGACAGCACTTTCAGGCTACAGAATTTATAATTGACGGCGGTCATGGTACAGGTTTCTGTATCGGTAATATAATGAAGTATGCTCAAAGGTACGGTAAAAAAGGTAATACCGATGATGCTCGCAAAGATCTACTTAAAGTACTACATTACGCAATCATTCAGCTCTATGTTCATGATATTGAAGAGTTTAATAAATGTGCTGATATTGACACAAAAGAATACAAATACGACACTGATTAGTATAAATAGTATTACATTAAACGTTCACCCGTAAAGGGCGGAAGTAGGCAGTCGCTGAAGGAACGCACTCTAACTATTAACTAGGGAGGGTGGCAAAATGACTTACAGACC